GACCTACGAGTGGAAAAAATTCTCGGTGTACGGCCAGGAAGACCCGTTCTACCTCGCGCAGATGCGTGAGCAGGGCTTCGAGCCGGTGCCGCCGTCACGGCATCCGAACTGGGTGCCGCCGGGCTATAACGCTCCGTACATCCTCAAGAGCGGCATGATCCTGATGGATCGCCCGGAGGAGTTTACCAAGGAGGCGCGCGCCGAGGTCGAGGCCGCAGCTCGGAAGCAAATCCGAGAGGCGGAGCAGCGCCTGGGCAAGACTGCAGCCGGCGAGATGACCCGCGACGATCCACGGGTGGCGCCCAAGGTGGTCAAGGAAGTCGGCCGCATGGTGCCGATGCAGGTCGAGGACTGATCATGGTGAACGCCGTCATCTTTGAGGACGTGCACTCGTTCGCCGAACTGAAGAAGATCGCTGACGGCCTGGACGATCAGACCACAGGCGAGCCGAACGCAATCTGCGAGATCGGCACGCCGTATATTGAGTTCCTCCACAAAGGTTTGGCGCGGCCGGGAGACGAGGCCATCATCGAGCGCGTGGTCGTCGGCGCCATGGTACGGGCGCTGAACGTTTACCTGGGCGACAAGCACGGCACGATCTACTGGCGTGAGCGTCTTGAGATGGACGTTGGGCCCTACGGTGTCGTGCTGCGCTACGACAACAACGGCCCCGATATCGACGAAGTCACCAACCGGAGGTGCGTAAAGGACAAGAACTGGGTGCGGATCGGCATCTATTGCCGTCTGGTGCGCGCTCAGTATAAGGCCCTTGGCCTGGATGTTCAGCACAGGGTTGCTTGACCGTGAGCATGACCAGACGATTTTTTCTTCTCGGCGCAGCGGCGCTGGCCGCACTCGGTATCACTAGGGCGCCTGCATCTGAGCCTGAGAGTTTGGCGCGTATTCAGTCCTGGCCATTGGATCAAGAACCTCATGGTTTATGGTCTACTTGGCAGGGCCCCATCTCACAGCTCGCTGACGCCAAGCGCGATATGCTTCAGTTGACAGGCGCGGTGCATGAGGCACCGACGGTGTCCTATGGACCCGATCAGCCGTGGGCGGGCGACGACGAAAACAAAGAGATGTGGCGCCCGGCGCCAGTCAGTGGTCGTCATGGTGCTCTCAATTTTGGCATCAAGCCGACGCGCGAAAAGATCGCCGACGAAGAGCGTGAAAAGCTACGGGATGAATCCATGGCGCGAAGAGCGCGCCTGAGGTCTTATAGAGGCGGACTGGTCCTGTTCGGCGACGACGTCGAGAAACAGACCGCGATGATCGATAGCTTCTCTGATTGGCACGCGGCTCATACCGAAGCGCTGCGGGAGCTACAAGCTTCCATGAGCCGGTGGGGTTCCTAGCCCGGTCGTGCTATTAAGCCTCCGGGGATTCGGGCTCGGCGGGGGCGGGGTAGATGTCTTACAACTATAGTGGCTTTGTCCAGTCGCTGGCCAACATGCTGGTCATCGACCCGACGGACCCTAATTATCAGATTTTCCTGCCCAATGTGATCGACGACGCCGAGCAGCGGCTTTACCGCGAGCTGGACCTTCTCAACACGATCACCCGGCAGGCCGGAACACTGACCGCCAACAGCCGCAGCTTCACGCTGCCGAGCAGCGGCGGCCGGATGGTCGTCACTGAGTCGATCAGCATCTTCGATCTTAGCGGCAATCGCCGGGTGCTGCCTCGCGAGAGTACATCGACTGGGTCTATGGGTTTGAGACGGCGAAGACCGTGCCATCCTATCCTGAAAAATACGGGATGATCACTGACCAGACAATCATTGTCGGGCCGCCGCCGGATTCGACCTATGCGGTAGAAGTAACAGGAACGATCCGCCCCAATCCGCTTTCAGCGGCGAATTCCACGACGTATTTGACGAATTACCTTCCCGACCTGTTTCTCGCCGAGTCCTTGATCTTTGGTTACGGCTATCTGAAAGACTTCGGGGCGATGGCTGACGATCCGCAGGGGTCCGTGAGCTGGGCGCAGCACTACAAGGACCTGTGGCAGTCGGCCAACACCGAAGAGCAGCGTAAGCGTTATGCCGCTGGGGCATGGACATCAAAGCAGCCGGCGCCGCTTGCTACGCCGCCGCGAGCCTGATGAGGGGGCGCTATGTCGGACCCACAAACCACTAACCTCGGGTTCTACATCCCGACCAGGGGCAGCGATGTCGGCACCTGGGATTTGCCGGTCAATGCTAATTCGTCGGCGCTGGATTCGATATTCTCCAACGTCGCGACGCTGTCGCTGACCAATTCCAACGTCACGCTTAACCAGCCACCAAACAGTGGAGCAGCTTGGTCCGGTCCCTACCAGTCGCAGAGCGCGTTGCTCAATATGACTGGGAACATCACCGCCAACATCACGATCACTCTTCCACGGCCGGGTTATTTTCTGTTCGCCAACAATTGCATTTCTGGAGCTAGCGGCACCACGCCTGCAGGCGGCATCGACACGGCATTCTCTATCGCCATCGCCAGCGCGGCTCCAGGCAAAATAATTGGCGCACCTCCTGGCTCACCGTTTTGGGTATTCAATGACGGAGTGAATGTCAGCTACGTCGACCCGGAGCCCACTGGATTTGTAGAAACGTGGTCTATTATCGACACGGCACTCCCGTCATGGGTGACGGTCTGCACCCTTCTTCCGTATTTGCTATGTGATGGCAGTTCGTATGCAAAGGCGGCGTTTCCGAATTTGTTTGGCATTATCGGTAATCTCTATGGTGGTGGCGGCTCCAATTTTCATGTGCCGAACCTCACCTCCTCTGAACCATTCGGCACCATCATCGTGATCAAGACATAAGCAGATGGCTTTTGGCTCCGTAACCCTGCAGCCGGGCGTCAACGTTGAAAAGACGCCGACGGCTCTGCGTGCCGGTTTTTCCTTTTCTAGCCTGATTCGATTTCGAGATTCTTTGGTACAGAAGCTTGGCGGCTGGCTGAAGTTCTATCCGTTCAATGTGTCCGGCGTTCCGCGCGACATGCATGCGTGGCAGGACCTGAACACCAACAAGTATCTTGCGATCGGGACCACGACGCAGCTGGTCGAGATTAGCAATGGCGTTCTGAGTGACATAACCCCGCAGACCCTGACTTCGGATTTTGCGCCGAATATTACTACTGCCAGTGGCAGCCCGATCCTCAGCATCAACGATCCAAATGCCGCCGGTGTGACAACAAACGACAGCGTTTTCTTCAATACTCCGTTCTCACACGGCGGTCTTATCTGGTTCGGCCTCTATCCGGTTTCGGTGGTGACCGGCTCGACTTCTTATCAAATAGACGCCCCGGTAAACGCCAGCATCACGGAGACGAACCCGACCGCGACGAACAACACAACAGCGTTCGGCAATCCGACTTTGCATTTCGGCACCACCCCCGCCTGGGTGCAGGCATTCATGGTGGTGGCTGATCTTACTAATCCGACGGCAATCCCGGCCGGCACTTACGTCACCGGGGTTACCGGCACAACAGTGACGATGAGCAACAACGCTGCTGCCCCTGGCGTGGGCAATGGCGACAACATCGTCTTCACCAGCATTCCGGTGCTGCTGACAAACTCGGGCAGCAGCATCATCACCGTGAAGTTCATTAATCACGGTCTGGCTGTCGGGGAGACTTTCGTTTTTCAGATTCCCACTACGGTCGGTGGCATTACCGTCCTGGGGGCCTACGAGGTTACTGCCGTCACTGACGTCAATACCTTCCAGATTTCCGGCAATATCCCGGCCTCTGGCACCGCCACGGTGCCCATGAATGGCGGCAAGATCGAACTGGTCTACTACATTGCGCTCGGACCGCCGCCGGCCGGCGCTGGTTTTGGCCTGGGCGGTTTCGGCGCTGGCGGTTTCGGCGTTGGCACCTCGACGACGGCCTTGACTGGGACGGACCTCGCTGCCGTAGATTGGACCTCAGACAATTGGGGCGAAATTCTCATTGCCTGCCCGAAGAATCGCGGGCTTTTCTACTGGGACCCGACGTCTGGGTTTGCCAACGCGCAGATCATCCCTGGCG